GCCGAAGTAGTAGGTGCTGTTGCCGCCGTTGAGCGTTTAATCTGAATTACTGTTGCCATTTGGCTAATTCCTCTTATCTAAAGTTAAAGAAGTTAAAGTACTTCTTTTTATTTTTATAATATAATTTAGTAAGTGCCGCCATCAAGTGATGCTAGACTAATAGACGATGAAAGCTCCTGTGCTACCCACTTTCCGGATGCCTCGTCATACACTAGTGTATAACCATCTTCCAAAGTAGTAGAGTCTACATTAGCTAATTGCTCTACTTTGGCTGAAGTTACTCTTTTTGATCCTGTAGCAACGGTAGAAACTACTCTCGCACTACTAGAAGCAACAGAAACTTTAATTGCCATTATCGTGTTACCTCTGGGGTTACAGTTACAATGCCTTCAATTACTCTTACGGTTTCAGCAGACGATGCCATTTCAACATCATACACATATCTACCAGCTTTTAATGCTGACGTTTGTGCAGGAGTCAAAGAAAGCGTAATTTCGCCTGCTAAATTTGATTTACCTGTTGTAAAGGCTGTATAAGTACTAGTATAATAACTTTTACGAATCTGAGCAGTAATAGTGTAATCAGTCAGATCGGTAGGTGTTCCGTCGTCTGCGGTTACATTAATAGTAAGGTCAAAAGTAGTCCCTTGATCTATAACTATGTTTGTTGTACCGGCCATATGATTATCCTGTTAGTTTACTCTTTTATTTATAACAAATCAATATTGAATATGAAAACAATTTTGACACTAAAATATGGCAGTAAATACACTGCCGATGATGTGAATCGCATATATGATGCGACTGATGGAAAGTACAATTATGTGTGCGTAACAGATGACACTGCAGGATTGTATGAAGATATTTATACAATCCCAATAGACAAAGAAGTAGAAGGTCACTGGGAAAAGGTAAAATTATTTAACCTGCATAATTACGGCAAGATACTGTATCTAGACCTAGACATAAGAATACAAAAAAATATAGATCATTTGTTTAATTTACTTGACAATACCCCTGTTATTTGCTATACTTATTGGAAAGATAAAAACTTTCCTTATCATAAAGATGCTAGATGGTCTTTTAATTACCTGAGTAACTTCAACTCAAGTGTAATGTTATGGGAAGATGCTAGACATATATATGATTACTGGGAAGAAAATAAAGACTATTACATGGTTAAATACGCAGGTGATGATAGATTTTTATACCATGAAAACTTTACTTTCGAACACTTTCCAAAGAACGAGATATACTCTTTCAAGTTCTCCGGTGGTGATTATAAGCCAGACTACACGATAGCACTATTAAACGGGCAAGATGACTTTCCCGACATTGAGAAAGATTATGATAAACTTTGTATGTATCAAGTGGGGCGATAAGTACACTCCTGATTATGTAAATAATCTCTTTCGTATGGTCGAAAGAAACTATACGAAGCCATTCACATTCACATGCTACACAGATGACACTGAAGGTCTAGAGTGTGACACGCATCCTATTCCTGATGATGGTGTGCTTCATCCAGATCATTGGTTTGGCAAAGAAGGTTATTGTTGGGATCGTGCCAAGTTTCTTGTATTCAACTCACATGAATGGCTAGGATATGAAGGCAAGTGGTGCTACTTTGATTTAGATGTTATCATTCAAAACAATATAGATGACATAGATGAACTAGCAGAAAAGCCTCGTATAGCACATTCTAAGTGGCAGAATCCGTCTCAGATACACGAAAGACTCTTTATTGAAATGAGAGGCACTTTCTATAACTCTAGTATGATGTTGTGGAATGGCGGACAGTGCAAACACATTTACCATGATGTTCTGATTAATGATGAGATGGTATTCAAAACATTCTACAAAGGCAGTGACAACTATCACTACTGGAGACAGAGAGACTTCTGGTCTAACATTCCTTTTGATTGGGTGTATTCATACAATAGAGGTATGACTTATCCTGATGATATAGAACCAAAAACATATAGACCCGATGCTAAGATTTGTGTTTTCAATACAGACCTAACACCTGATCCGAAAGCAAAGTCACAAATAAAACTTGAAGAACTAGAAGATCCAATCATGTTGACTTTGTGGGAGGGAGAATGAGAGTAAACTATGTCTGCTGCAAATGGGGAACTAAGTATGGTCCTCACTTTGTAAACAAACTAAAGAATATGGCAAAGCGCCATACTGATCCTGAGAAGTTTGACTTTCACTTCTATTGCTACACTGAGCATCCTGAAGGTCTTGATGAGGAGATTAAAGTAATTGACTTCCCTGACATTGACAGCATTCATCCTAAGTATTGGTTTGGTAACGATAATTTTAAATATGGCATGGCTCGTTGTTGGGACCGTCCTAAGACTTTTGTCTTCAACACTCATAATTTTGCTGAAGATAAACCTACTGGTCGTTTCGTCTTTCTTGATCTGGATGTTATTATCCAGAATGATATGGAACCTATCATTATATACGATTTAGACCGCCCTACTAAACTGAGAAGTTGGTGGCAAGATCCTCGTCCTATGACTACACGACAATTCAAACTTGCACACGGTGCTTACACTAACGGTAGCTGTCAAGTTTGGAGTGATGACCAATGCGAAGTCATTTGGAAAGATGTACTAGAACACCAAGAAAGAATATGGTTTACCTTCACTGACGGTACAGACAACTATCACAGTTGGCGGTGGGGAGATTTCAGTGAGGCAAAGTTATGGGGACACTTCCCAAGTTGGATGGCATACTCATACAATCGTGGTCGTTCTTGGGAAGAAGATGATTTAGCAGTAGATACATATAGAGAAGATCCTATATTGTGTGTATTTAATATTGACTTGTTGCCTTTTGAAGATAAAAGTAGAGGCAGCACAAAACAAGATGACTTAGCAGACCCTAATTTATTGGAGCATTGGAGATGATTAATATTTACACAGTGAAGTGGGGACAAAAATATGGCCCTGAGCATGTGAATAAGATACACGATCAATGCAAAAAGTTTATCAAAGAAGACTTTGATTTCTATTGCTTGACTGAACTACCACATGATTTGAATCCAGATATACTTGTGATACCTTTTCCAGAAGATAACTACTACGAGAAATGGTGGAACAAGCTACATCTTTTTGATCGTAGTGTAGTCAAGCAGAAAGGTGAAAAGATATTTTTTGATTTAGATGTAATTATACAGAAAGATATAGATTGTATAGTAGACTATCCGTGCGATGACAATCTTGTTTTTATTAGAACAAGTTGGCACAATATGAGAAAGATGAAAACGGATGTTGTTGATGCTCAGTGGAAATACACTGACTTAAACTCTAGCGTACTTCGTTGGAATGACAGACTAAATATTGACAAGATTACTAAATTTGTGAAAGACTACCCTTCTCAGATGTTTTTCTATTACAGAGGACTAGATAATCTTTTTGCACACCAAGGAGATCGTCTACTGAATATAGAATATTTTCCAGACGGTTGGGTGTATAGCTACAACAACGGTTACGTGTGGCCTACTGATGTGAGAAAGCAGACGTTTAGAGAAGAGCCACTTATTTGTTTATATGATTCTATGGAGCGACCTGAAGATGTTAAGTTATAATTTTTTAAATAACTATAAAAATTGGGGTGATGGTTTAGATAAAATTAACCATGAAATGCCTTACAAACAAGAAGATTTTAGAAAGTCTCTCAACCCAAACTCTATGGAAGCTGCTATCTGGCTCGTAGAAGAGTTATTAAACCACATAGACAACGAAAAGAAATTAAACATTACAGTGTTAAATTCTTGGTTAGGGTTTCCTCTCGTTCCGTTGCTATGCGAGAACTTAAATGTTGAGAAGATAAATCTGATTGATGTTGATAATGACGCACTAGAATTGTCTAAAGTATTTAATCGTCATTATCGAGAAGAAGGTGTAGATTTGAATCATATCAACTGGGATGTTCCTTTTGCGTTTCACGACATTAATGCAATGGAATCTGATGTAGTAATCTCAATGTGTGCTGAGACAATGTATCCTTTGAAAGAATTGACTACTGCAAATCCTGATTGTATCTTTGCAATACAGAACTCAAATCTAATTAAAGAGATGTACGGCATCAATTGTATGAATAGTATTGAAGAGCATATAGAAAATACAGGCATAAAAAATGTCCAGTATCAAGACTCTATTGAGCAGAAGTACTGGACATTTGATGGTCTAAACGAGTTCGAACGCTTTATGGCTATTGGAACGAAGTAGCGTCTTCTCCTGATATATCTGCAATCATGTCTTGCCACATTTCTAAGTGTGGTATGACGAAGCCTAAAGTAAGACGAGCTTCATGAGACCCGGCACAGTGATATACTACTTTGTCGGGTTCTCTACCTTTACCAAAGTATCCTACCTTACAAGTCCAACCTGGGCTGTCCTTCATGTTGACTACTTCTTTCGTAATAGGATTTCTGTAGCGAAAGAAGCCATTCCCTTCTTTTGAATATGACAATAGAATATTATAGCCAGAAGCATTCCAATTATTATGCCAGCCCATGAAACCGCCAGGCGGATAATACACGTTGACTGCTTGGTTACGAGCGCCTAAGTATGAACACAATGTAGTAGCCATGTCTCTACATTTTTTATTATGTTCAGAAGATACTCGTTCCTCAGATGCAATATCAACTGACATAGTTTTCTCAGGATATCCTATATGTTCACCATCTTTAGATATCACTTCTTCTAAGTGTTCAAGACCACAGGCTTTAGGTAGTGTGTATCCCTGATGTCTGCCTTCATGGTTAGATATTTTATCTAACTCAGATAAGTCTTGCTCAAAGAACCAATCGCTGTAGTCAGTGATAATCTTCAGAATGTCTTCGTTTTTTATGTCAACTAGTTTCATTTAGTCTAACTTATCCTGAGGTATAGTATGATGATACAAAACAACGTCAGTGCCTTGTAGTTCTTCAAAGTGATATCCATTTACAAAATTCCAACGAGCATCTGGTTCTGCTATATATCCCCACTTAACATCTTTCTCGCCATAAGTCAACAGCCGCCACATAGTAAATGTGTCCCACTTTCTAGCATCTTCGGGGTAGTGTAACATGTCATAGTCAGGTTCCCATTGTGCAAGATACTCAGTGTACCAAGCTCCCATGAGATCCATTGTTGCTTCGTTTTTTCTGTAGATAAAGAATCCACAGTGACAAGTCATCTCTTCGCCCTCTGCCAACTTAGTCAGTTTAGCATTGTATGGACGATTCTTAGTAAATACAATGTCCATATCATCAGGCAACTCGTCCCATACATTCTGAATATCTTCATGTTGACACATCATATCAGCATCTAGATAACAAGTAATGTCGTATGGAGTCTTTTCTAGCGCCCACAACTTAGCACGAATGTGACGAGGAATTCCTTCAGTCACTACGTTATCAAATAACTCATAGTCTTCTTGTTCAACCCATTCTTCATGGGTAAAGAAAGTGATGTTAGCTTCTGGATAAAAATCTCGTACTGATTCTGCTAGTACTTTAGCATAACGATAGAATCCTTTCTTAACAGAAGCAACAATAACAAACCCTTTAGTCTGCTTCTTTGCCATTCTCAAGTTCCTTCATCAACAAAATAGTAGCATATGCCTGAACTTCCATGATAGACTTAGACTTACGGATTAATCGTTTCATCTCAGTATTTTTAGAATTTTTAATAGCATCTACTTCAAATGCTTCTAGCTTACAGTTAAATAATGATTCTTGTTTACCACGAACCATCTGAGATTCACGCCTTTCCATTTGGCGCTTGATATTTTCGTTGCGTCTGTCTAGACCAACTTGTGTGTTGTTATCAATTTCATCTTCGGTATACTGCTCTAGAACAGACTTCATGTCAGGATTAGTGCCATCAGGATCCATTATGGAAGCCATACTGCTCTGACCATCAGAATTTTCTATCGTGACGATAAGGTGTCTATTATCTTTGTTGGACCAATAAGGAAAAAGATATTTCTTTTTAGGTATTTCTGCGGATACTTGTTGCACCGAAGTATCCGCAGAAATTACGAGTTCAGACATTGTGTAGCTCCATAATTAAAATAGTGTAATACTATATAGTCAAAATTTTATGCTGTTCTCAGCCAGAGCTTTACAGTTGATACATCTTCAGTAGTGCCTTGAATTGTATCGCCTGCATATGTGCCTGAGAAGTTGTTTGTATAATAACCAGTGTAAGTGCCTGAATATGTACCAGAGTACGCAGAAGTTCCTACATAGTTACCACTAAAGTTTCTATTGTATGCACCAGTGTAATAACCAGTATAGGTTTTATCACCACTGTAGAAACCGGTATAGAACCCAGTGTAATAACCAGTGTAGTAGTTAGTACCGCCAGCGAAACCTGAATAGAAAAGAGTATATGCTTCAGTTCTAGCGTAAGCACCTGCATAAGCTCCTGCGTATGCCGAAGTCCCTACATAGTTACCTGCATAGTCGCCTGAGAATGAACCAGTATATGATCCAGAATATGTTTTGGAACCTACATAAGATCCTACATAGTTACCTGCATAGTCGCCTGAGAAAGCACCTGTATATGTTCCAGTGTAGTTTTGCGATGCTACTTCTTGGCGAGTATCAATCAACGAATCGCCCATCTGAATCCAAGTACCAGTTCCTGGCGTAGATGTTTGTAGTTTGTATGTACCAATATTATTGTCAATAATTCTATTTCTGAAGTTAGGCACTACTTGTTCAATTTCAGCAGCAGACATACCTTTTATATTAGTACCATCTAGTTTCAATGATGTTAAATCAGCATTTGCAGCAGTAGTCGGAGCAGTTTTTTGCCACAAATATATGTTACTGCTTCCGCCTTGGTTGGAATCTGTTATGGTATATCGTGAGGTCCAAGTGCCACCAGAAGGCGATGTTGCTGCTAGTGAGTATTGTCCAACAGTGTAAGCAGTACCTGTTACCATGTCTTCGATGACTTTATCCAATACATCAGTATCAAGTGCCGCATCCGAAAATTCTTTAGCGCCAGCATCATATCCTACTGGACGATTCGTAATACTTTCTGTCGCAGCAGCAGTAACTTGTTTGAAGTAGTACACAGTATCTGTAGTTGCACCATCAGTTGGATGGGCACCTATTGCATCATCTCTGATTGTATTTGTCCAGTTACCAATGGTAGTTCCAGATAATGCATTTGAAGTGTCTACATTAAGTTCTGCTGTTCCACTACCGTCAGTATCACTGGCAAATTTATTTGTGATGACATATGAAAGATACTGATTAATTTCATTATCTGTCATTTCCTGCAGACCTTGGAAATTTGCAGACGATGGGGGAGTGCTGGACGCTTTGATTCTTATTGGGCGCATTTTTTATTATTCCTTAATTCAGGCGGGCGCCCGATGAGTCGAAAATTAGAGTTGGCTGCAATGTCTTCCATTCACTACTAGAAGAACAGACTAAATTATAAGATGCGCCTGCCGCCAAGTCTTTTGCAACATTGACTGAAAGACTATCTATTTGATCAGATGTAGCAGGATAAATTTTAATATTGACTGACGTTGCATTCAATACGGTACAAGATTTGCCAGTAGCAGCAGAGGGAAGTTGAACTCCTTGATCTACTGTTGCTGTCGTAACTATATTGTATGTTTTTGTCAATGCAGTAGCATCACCCTGTACAGTACCGGCAGCACTTACAGAGGCTGATGTGCTAACAGTAGTCTCACCTGTAACTACCAAATCATCAACACTAACTGAATCTCCAGACTCGTATTTGTCAGTATTCAAATTACTAAAGTTATTATCAACTTCGGTATTTGTCAAGGGAGTACCTTTAACTGACCTTAATGTTAATGTTGCCATCTAATTATTCCTGAGAATTCATTTTATCTAAAATTAACTTCAAAGATTCTTTTAAAACTGTTACTTCATCTTTCAATGTATTTATATCATTTTCATATTTAACAATTGACTCGCTAGACTTTTGTCTTTGCCGTCTGGCATTTTTATATTCTTCCAATGCCCTGTGATCAGTATTCACCAAACCTTTCGAATGTACATCTCTGTAAAAGTTTGGTGAATCTTTTATCTGGACAAACTTATTTATGCTCATATTAAACCTGTAATGCGTATGCTCTGAGACCAGAACTCTTAGGAATTTTTGCAGTATTGTCACTGAGGTGAACAATCTTTATTGCAAAATCTTTATATCCTTTAAATGTAATTGTCGAAATAGTTACAGTACCAGCAGTCGCTCCAGTTCCATCTCCGCCAGTGAGTGTAGCACTTACAGTACCCGTATCGTATCCACGACCAGGATTTGTAATTTTAATTTCAGACACCTCGCCCGCCCCATTTACGACAGCTACAGCAGTTGCACCGTATCCAGTTCCTGCCGAGTGAGTTAATGTTACTATTGGCTCGCCGCCTTGAGTATATCCAGTACCACCAGCACTGACTGCAATGTTGCTAATCCTACGAACATCATACTCATAAACGCCAGTACTACTATCTGTGCCGTATGAGTTTGAACCCTTTGCAGGAATCTTATAAACATACTGTGCAAAATTTTCATTTCTAACTTTAGGAGAAGTTTCAATTTCTAGTTTGTGCCAGAAAATATCATTTACAAATTCAGCATCGTCTTCTGCATTTCTAAACTTACCGTAAACTTCTACGTCAGCACCTGCGGGGATTTTGTTGTCTAGGAATACTCTCATATCTTCAGCATCTTGTTTGTCTGCAAGAACTACTTGACGAGAAATATATTTAGCAGATGCATTGCCACCAAATCTGACACTTTCAGTCACTGGACTTGGATTGTTTATTTTATTTTTGTACATACCCATAGACATTCCAGCAAGATCAACTATCGGGCTAAGATTGTTTAAAGGAGTATTCAATGTAAATTTAACAAGAGAAGTTTTATTTCCTGCATAATTTCTTTGCTCATTGGAATAGCTGTAAATTGTCTTCTCTTCTTCCAATTCAACTGTTGCATTTGTCTGCAACGAAGTATGTGTAGTGTTAGCAGAAGCCGCAGCAGTTTTTGTTAGAGCGATACTTTTGGTTATAACACCTTTTTCATTTGGGTTAATCACAGAAGATTTCAATACATATGCGTCAACAACTCTGTCGTTAATACTATCTATATTGACAAAATTGATGCCGTCAGATATAAGATCAGACGCTGTGAATTTTCCATCAGTAACTAGTATTTCCCACGTTTTATAATAAGAATCAAAATATGTTACTTGCCCCCTATTCAATTCAACACTGACTGTTGCTTGCGTTGCTGCTGAGGTAGGACTGCCAAGTGGTAATGTAATTGTAGGCGCAGAAGTGTATCCATTTCCTGGATTAGTTAGTGTGACTGTGGTCACAATCCCACCCGCAACAACGTATGTTCCCGCTGCATTTGAACCGCCGCCGCCAGTAAATGTTAGAGCATATGTGCCATCAGTTGCATATTCACCCGCAGTTGCTAATGTGAGTTTGAACCCGTGGACAAAAGAATTCAGATCAAACTTAGGAGCTTTTACTTTGCCATCAACTACTGTATCGTCCCATGTATTATTGTCTACTTTAATCCAATCAATATTTTTGTTAGCTGTGTTAAGTACATAATCTGTGTTGGTTTTAAATTTACATCTGTTGACCATAAACATCAAATCTTCTGATTGATGAGCAGACCAACTTCTGTCATTAGCAGAAGTAAACAATACACCGCCATGCGCTTGCTTTGTAATTCTATTTGTTGAATTAATTTGCAATTCGCCCAGTTCTGCCACCCAAGCTTCGTATCCTGGATCATTGGCTTCTGGTCTGAGAACAATACAATACTCTGTATCATTGTTTAGATGTACAAGATGATTGAATCTAAATTTGGTTGATCTAAAATCAACACTGCCGTCAGCATTTATTCCAGATGCGTCAACATCTGATCTTCTTAGGAATACTCTACCGTTAGGTACAACTTTTGCAGTAGGATTTCCATTGACAACTTCTCTAATTTCAAGAGTGACACCATTGTTATTTGCTTCGCTTGATATAGTCTTAAAGAATACGTCAATTGAAGGAACAAACATTCCTCCCGGCATTCCAGTAACATAGAAAGTTTGTGCCAATGGATCAAATATACAAATGCTATCAGAAATTTGCTGAAATGTCGGAATTTTAAAGATAGGTGCATGATCAAATGCAGCAGCTGCCGTTGCGACTATGGTATTGGTATTAGCACTTACTGTAGCATCATTAATCGTAGAGGAGAATGGAGTTGTGATCAAATCAACAGTAGCTCCACCACTACGAATTAAGTTTTCGGTTGCAACCGCATATCTACCTTCAGTAGTAGTTACTCCTGCTACAAAATCGCTCTCATCTAGACCGTCGGCTACCAAAATTGCTCCATTTGATAGTGTCACAGTAGTTACACCAGATGCATCACCGCCACTGTTGGTATTTGTAGCAGTATCGAAAATAGAGACCTCAGTTATAATAACATCATCAACTGCTTGGAGTAGAGTAACTGCACCAGTAGTAGTATCAACTTCTTCTACTACTTTTTTAGTATCAGTGGTTGGCGTAAGAGCGCAAGTAATCGTATCAGTTGCAACAAGTGTGATTTCAGGATTCGATACAGGAGTACATGCAGCACTCGGCGCTTCTACATTATATGTCGTTCCATCATATCTCTGGTAGGTGCTTATTGAATTTCCAACTGTGCCGTCACCAACACCAAGGGCACAAGAACTAGTTACAAATACATCGTCTACTGGTATCCAATTTGAAACGCCTTCTTCCTGCACAGTGGTGATGATAACATCACCTTTTTTTGTCATTGTTCTTCCATCTTCGCCAACTGGAAGTATTTCAGTTTTTGTTTCTTGTAGAGGAATTGCACCTACTGGTGGTTCTGGCCATCTGGTAGTAACATAAGTAGTTTGTAAAGTTCTTTTAGTTCCATTTGCACTAAATATTGCTGACGCATAGGAATCAATTCCTGATGCTACATTAGAATCAGTAACTTCAACTGTAATGTTTCCACATTTAAATTCGCCTTGATTTACGCTGATAGAAAAAGTAGCTCTACCGTTTGAATTTGAAGTTACGCTGCCTTTACTTATGCCGCCCATAGTAATCGCATGCACTGCATTTGGCATCAGACCATCAACAGTGCCACTTATACTAATAGGTCGAACCCATGCAGCAACTTCAGTATTGATAACTGAGTCGCCAGTAGATTCAGTAACTTCGTCTGGAATAGTTCCGTAGAATATACGAGAGCCAGTTCTTTCCCATGTTTGCGTATTTTTACCAGCAATCGTTGTAGTTATGTCGTAAAGTTGTCTGCGACCTGTCCATGTCTTTACTTCTGTTTCCCAGTATCCATTTGCTTCTTCTTTAGTTACAATATCAACTGAACTTGGTGATAAGCCACCACCGAAGCCTTTGGGTGGAATGCCTATTTCGCCTTCAGTTATAGTTGATGTCGCATTAACTATATCTTCTGATACTAAATCCCATGCGCCCCATGTTTCTTTCCAGTCGCCTTTTATTTCTAAGTTGTCCCATGAACCCTCTTTATTTTGATATGCAGGCTCAGCATATGCATCATCAAACCAAGAATCTTGAGATGGAGAAAGAGTCATCGAACCAGCAAATGGTCCTAGAATTGGAGGGGGAGGAGGTATAATAACCGTAGTATCAGATATTGTAACACTAGTACTTAGAGTTCCTTTAGTAGTTCCAGCCAACCCTGTTAGCGTTAATGTAAGTGTTTCATCCACTGTATCAGCATCTGCGACAGTATTAAAAGTTACTGATGCGTCTCCAGAAGCATCTAATGTGAAACTACCAGTAAGAGATGCTCCACTTATATCTGCTGAGTCCACACCAGATACTGAATAACCTACTGTAGTGCCAAGTGGATTTGGTAGATTTAACACCTCTAACGATATAGTAACCGACTGACCTTCGTTGATCTTATCAGAAGAACGAATCAAGTTATAATAAACTTCGTTAGCTTTCGGTGGTACCGGAGGTACTACAGGTGTAACAGGAGGCGGAGGAATGATCGGGGGAGGTGCTGGATCAGGTATTGGATCAGGAACAACCGGTAATGGCTCTGGATCAGCAAATAACAATTCACTAATTAGATTTTTTGTTTTACTAGCTTGTAGTTGTTTTGTATACACGGCTTCAACATATGGAACATGGAACATGTCGCCCGTTTGTCCCACTGTTGTATCGGTAGCAATTGGTTTAAATGCAATAATACTAGAATCAAATGAGGCTCTTAACTGCTGTCTCTTTAGATCCAAAGAACATTTATTGTCATCATGACCAACTGCCATGACACCATATGTATTGAATGCGTCTATCATTAATCCATTTTTAAATCTATCTACACCAGATGCATCAAGGATTTCTAATGACTTAGATTCTTTTTCTAATAAACTTAAAGCAGTATAGTATTCAAGATTGGCAATTCTTTTTTCTAGTCCACCGATATCTTTCATCGTATAACGCTTAGTTCTTACCTGTTCGATGTAAGCCTTTAAGTCTGCTCTTTTATAATAATTAGCAGCCTTTGGCGACAAACAAGGATACGGAGCAAATATACCTTCAGAAAGCGTCAGTGCATTATCCGGCACTGGTGGAATTTTTGGAAATTCAGCAGAATCTGAGGTCAATACTTTAAATTCGCCCTCTGCTGTTACTACTACCTTAAATGCTTGTGCCAAATAGTATTCTAGATTTGTATTAAAAGTTGCACTTGGTACTGGATTTGTTAATCCATTAGTTGGTCTATTGATCACTTCATTTGTACTAGGATTTGCAGCTACCGCATTCAACAGTACTGTTTTACCAGCTGCATCCGCAGCATCGAATGCTGCCTTGTCTATCAATTCAGCGGTATCAATTACATACGGTCTAAAGTCTATGCAATTTCTTAAATCAATTATTCTACCTGAAGATGGATAATACAAAGGAATTTCTTGTAACGTCATGTCTCCGCCAGCAATTGCAGCAGAATAAGAATCTACACATGCAAATGTTGGTCCAGTAGAACCGTCAGCAGAAATCATATAATCTAATGTTACTAGAATATATCTTTTTGTTGCCAAGTCATACGCACTAGTAGCTTTTTGTTTTAATTTAGCAAGACCATAGTAACTATCTCTTTGTCCATTATCAACTATGAACTCATTTGTAACATTGACTCTATTGGTAACATAATCTGCATTATCAGTTGCAGTAATTGATTTAATTTTAATTAGATCAGAAACACCTAAGCAGTATAAGTTGCTAGCCAATGATTGTGCGCCGGTCGCTTGTGTATCAATTTTAACTATCTTGTCTTTTGTGTATGTTTTACTAATAGGATTCTTGATGCTGTTTTGTTGCATATTAACATACGCTTTAAGATCAGCATTGCCACCAGTAGGAGGAGATGAAAATGTTATTGACACTGAGCTTGTTCCAGAACAAGTTACCGTCACACTAGAATCTGTTAAATCTACATATTCACCTGCCGCATATGTTTTTGAGCCAATAGTAAACGAGTCAACAGCAATTAGATGAATGTTGCTTGTTATAACAGAATCTAAAAGCGTTCCAGTTGCAAAGAAAAATGATTGACTACTAGGATCTGATGGAGATAATGCGACTACACCAGTGCTGCCGTTTACTTCGACATCAAATTCGTCAATAAATTTAAAATCAAAATTATATGCGCTACTGTTTGCTTTTAATGTTTTTAGACTTGCGTAAGGTAATTCCCATACTAGCCTATTATAGTTGCCTTCTTGAATTACAGCTTCGCCGCTTACTAGTACAGTATCAGCAACTGCATTCGCAGTACCATTAGTATAGCTTATGCTCTTAACTTCTTTGAATGTGCCCCTCGACATTTTAATATCGTACATGTATAATCTATATTGCGCCGCAGCAGTTCCAGCATCACCAGAAGCGAGAGAAATATATCTAACTTTTGCCGATCCTATTTGATTTCCAGCAGCAATCGAAGTAGACGAAAAAGTTCCAGAAGTCACTGAGGTACGTGCAGTATCATACAGCGATACAGTTTCTCCACCGTCAACATCCCAAACACCAGAATTCTCATTAATTAATGTGTAGTTTCCGTAAGCAGTTGATTGTGCTATACTGGTTTCAATTTTGGTGTCGGTAGGTTTATCTATAGTTATTTTCCAATCTTTATTTTTATTTTCAATTGGATATCCGCCAACATTTGCTTTACCAGGTGTAATTGCAAACACAAACTTATCGGCACTGCCACCTTGTGCAGCACTAAAGTGGCCTCCGTTACCATCTAGGGCAAGATGTTCGTGAATAACAGTTTGCAATCCAGTTATAGTATAGCTGCCATTTGCATTAAAAGCAGATTTAGCTATAGCATCGCCTACGCCTGCCAAAGGATTTGTCTTGATTTTGCTTCTTATCATTCCGCCGTTGCGCCAAGTTGCGTACTGATAGAAATTTTCTGGTAAAGCAGCAGTTTGATAATCGTATGATCTAAGAGATGCAACCAACTGAAGACGATCTGCTCCAGGTGCATTGTGGTTAAAAGAACCTCTAGCAGGATCTAAAAGATCGCTGTAGCCTGTATTCGATGATCCGACTACCGCTTCTGAAATATAGAAACCAATATTTTTATCGGAAGCGATAACGAAAGGATCGATGAAAGCTGCAAGCGAGGTAGTTCTAATAAAAGACCCACGAGCATAAATTATACCAGGACTCAGTTCTATCTTCGGCGCTGATCCTTCATATCTCAATCTTGAGCCAGTAGGTTCCGAACCAGAATCATATGTGACAAAAGTATGGCCGCTAATCGTATTATTAAGAGAAACTACAGTGAGAGTTTCGCCGATAGCAAAAACTTTTCTGGCTGTTCCTGCCCTGTCGTTGTAGTTGAGATATAGAGTTTTTACATTTGCGGTAGCTGGAGTTTCCTCTGCTCCTTGTCTAACTGCAAGTATCTGTGCCTTTAGTCCGGTAGTACTACCGATTACCTCAGCCCCGATATAATTTGAAAGGTCAATATTGTTGATTACAGTGCCACCTAAATCAGTGTCTTTAATCTTAATATATCTAATAGATGAGACTCTCTCCTCACATCCACTGATTATTGCACCATCTTTTAATGTAAAGCTGGATAGTTGAGATAATTGATCGGACAATAAAGTCTGAAGTTGAGTAAGCTCCCTGGCTTGCACCGCAACTCCTGGCTTAAACAAAATTCTAGAATAGTTTTTGTTACCGTCAAAATCGTCATAATAGGGGGAAGAATTTAAATTGAGAGCCATTACTTTTTCCTAAAAATTTATCAATGCTTTTATTGTTTCGACTTGATCTTCTGATCTAGCGATACTAGTTCTATTTTCTATGTAAATTACTTCGCCAAATGCAGTACTTATTTCTGGTTCAGTAACACTATTTATAGCAGGCAAAGCATCGGCTGCCGCTACTGTTTTATTATATAATGTACTAGAAGCAGTTATTGTATGTAGTATAGGTTGCAAAAATATGTCATAAGTTGCTGGCGATGCAGTTGTAGTTACTTTTTGTATTACTCTAAATTCACCACCACCATCAGTAGTGATAATATCATCTAAATTATAATCTGTAGGATCATTAACATTCACGATGAAAGAGGCAGTACCTGTTACTGGACCATCAGATGTTCTGTATATCGCAGTCTCTCCGTAATTATATATATTTTTTACTAATCCTATTTGTCTAAAGTCATTATCTAATATAAGATCACGGTTATCGTTGTCAGAAAGAGATACAACTACCGCTATTGTAGTGCTAAAAAATTCTTTAACAGGATTGTTTCCATGTCCTTTCAGAGGCGATAATATAGCTCTAGCAGACGCTTTGTTGGCAGAATCTTCCTCTTCAGTAAAATATTCTACGCCGGCTGAATTTACAAATTTAATATCTGCAAAAGTGTAACCAGAGCCAACATTAGACATGGTTATTGATGTAATTAATCCAGTACCAGCAGCTACAGTCACTGTTGCTGTTGCTTCTATCTGGCCGTCGCCAACTACACTTACGAAGGTATCTCCGACTACATAATCTCTTCCACCAGAAGCAATGACTATTCTTTCAATCGTTCCTTCGATTGCAGCATCTTCTATTGTTGCTTGTAATACAATTTCGTTGTCTGTGTCTCCAAGAGAAACAGTGCCTTCAGCTTTATCTGCATCTGGATGTCCTGCTGCAATAAACTCAACAAATGCATAAGAATATCCAGAACCTACACTAGTAAGAGTCACGCTTGCAACCGATAGTCCATCGGCTGACATTACAGCAGTTCCTTCTGCTCCGACTCCATCTCCCTGTATTACCACTGTGGGAATAGATGAATATCCAGTGCCGCCTGAAGTAATATTAATAGAATCTATTTCTGCGTTTATGTCACCATAATATGGATTGTCTATAGTTATTTTTCTGACAGGAATATATGAAGCATCTAAAAATTTGTTTTGGTCAGAAGAAGAAACTTGAAACATAAATTTCCACTTGTATCCGTCAATAGAACTTTGATATATGTCAGTCGTAGTGTGAACAGGTTTATCAGTACTTTTAACACCGCCATTATTATCTATACATTTATACACTCTAAAATCATCTGTCATTACATAAAAGGTAGCGTCTGATAATGTAGTAGCGCCAGATGCAGCGGGATTCGTTGTAGAATAATCATCATCATACGAATCGTATATTGTTTCTCCTGTACTATCCCAATCTCTCCTTGTTATCAAATTACAAGAATCCGCAACTGTGATTGGTTGAGTAAATAATATATTATTTCTAAACTGTTTCAGATATTTTTCAGAGTCATATGGAACTTCTGGAGTCTCTTCATCTGCCCATGCAGTTGTCCTGCCAAAGGCAAAATGGTAGTAGTCGAATAACTTATTATTGTCATCGTCTACTACATTTTTTATTTCTCTGAGAAAGGATCTTGCTAATTCGACCCTAGCCAGTTTAGAAAGTAATATTGTTGCCACTAGTTTTACCTATTAAGAGATTGTAACGGTCCACGTAACTGTCATAGTATCTGCTGCACCCTTATTGATTACTGGAAACACTGTACGGCATAGCATAGTGCCAGCAGATGAAGCATTTAGAATAGCAGCTTCTGTTAGCGCAGCCGTTGCAACGCCTGCACCGTAAGATGCAACATAAGCAACACTGTTATCAGTGACAGTAGTAGTAGTGAGAGTAACACGAGCCGACTCTGTTCCGAGTGCTGTGTCTCCTGCAGCAGCAGCAGTTGTGTCTGTACCTACTGCCATGTGAGACATTGCTGTATCAGTCGTATCTTTCATTCTTGAAGCAATGTAATCAAGTCCTGTATCTACTACTAAATTAGAAACAGTAAAGTCTTGTTTGACTTTTCCATTTACATCGCTTATTACAATATTGACTTTACCAGTCGCTTTTGTATTGTCTTTCTTGATCATTTTATTTCTCCGTATTTTTTAAAGATTGCGAGACTCACCAACGTAGTCTTCGCCGAAGTACGTAGGAGCATAGTTTGAAATTGATAGTACACCAGAAGCTGATGCGCTAACAGACTCAGTTTTAATTAGTGATAAAGTTTTTACAACTTGTTGACTTACCACAAGGGTTTCTAGTATATCTTTAGATGTATTTATAACACGTTCAAACACTTCTGTAGTACTTATTAATTCATCAATTGACTTTTCTACTGCTTTGCTCATACCAGAACCAATATAGTATAATGGTACATATCCAGCTTCTACATACTCTTGATCATAATCATCAGAAATTGAAACTGTATCAGATATAGGTAAGCCCAAGTCCATCAGATACGTTAATACATCTATAGTTGACACAGCGTCTGATTCTAATCTAGAAACTCCGGCAGAGAAAATTTCACTTGCAAGTGTAGTATCTGCATGCGATCTATTGTATTGCAATGCAGGAGAGAAAGTATCTATTGGCGTAGCAGTGTCAATTAAAACTTTTTCTACAAACTTACTTATACCTGCACCGGTATAGTTTAATGGTAAGTAGTCACTCACTACATAATCTTGTATGTAATCGTCACTTATAACAGAAACGTCTACAATATTTTTACCTATTGTAAAGAATTCGCTGTCACTGTTAGTGGTAACATCATTAAAATCTCTGTACCATTGAACTACTCGTGTAAATACTTCTGTTCCAGTTACATAATCTTGCAACTCGAAAGTATGAATGTGAAGACCTTCTGAGAATATATTAAAGAATCCCCCCAGTGCTATATTATTGGAGATAATTAAATCACCAAAAACTTCTAGACCTGCAGGATGCATCAAATCTTTATATCTTTTTTTCCATTCAGTTTCAGCTAATCCTGTTTTTATTATATAGGAATAACTTTGATATCTGTAGTTATCTTGTATTCTATTAACATTAGATAACTTGCCTCTATCGTCTTTAAATTTTCCTTGTTCTCTGAATAGATAACCTGTATTTAAAGTTATTACTACAGTCTCTCTTATTCTAGATCCTATAGTTATGTTGAATTGAGATTTTGTGTATCGTCTACCTGGATTAATTATAGACCAAGAAGAAGGAGAATTTTTTGCGTCTAACGCATCAATTCTTATTATTGCATTTTGTGAAGTTTGTCCAACTTCGTCTTCGTTCAAGTTTGTATAAATTTGACCAGTAATGAATCCCGCATTTGACCCTGAATAAGTTCCAGTCGTTACAGACACGATTATTCTGTCAATATATGCTTTTACATTCGACTCTGCAAGAGATCCACCACGTTCTACAATAAATGTTCTAACAGAATCGGTATTAAAAGTAACAACAGAACTTCCAGTATATCCAGTACCTCCTTTAGTAACAACTATAGAAGTTATTACTCCATTACTGACAACCGCTCTACATTCAACACCAGTGCCACCAGAAATCTCAATAACTGGAGCTGCAATATAACCTAAGCCTCCGTTAGTAACAGTTATTGATGTAATTACACCAGAACTAACTACAACTTCAGCAGTAGCATCTGCTCCTGGTCCTGGAATTTCTGTTATACCCTCTGGTAATTTTATAGCTACTTCATAAATTTGAGGCAAAGTATGAGCTATTTTTGAAACTCTGGGAATTGTTATCGGAATAGTTCTTGCAAATGTCACCGATCCAATAGTCTCATAATATATTATATCAGCTAAGGTGCCGTTTAAGTTTGAAACTTCATAATTATCATAGCCCGCAGACGCCCTAACAGAAGTTTCTTCTGTCCAAACTCCATCGGATGCTCTGAGTATATCTCTACTAGGATAATATACGTCAACTTCTTCGTTGTATATTAGCTTGAAGTAAGCCTTAATGGATCGTTCTGATCCTTTTGACTCGTATATTTTTTTTATGTTTTTTAATAAATTTTTTCTATCTGCAAGAAGAATTTGAGGAAAATCGTTGGCAAGCTCAATGGCTCTTTTGTCAAGTTCGGCGGCTTCTAAATCATCAATATCTGAATATTTTTTATTAAGCAATAAATTTATAGGGTTGCCAGCAGAATCCATGTATTCATAATATTTTTCAATGAATTGTATGAATTTTGAATAGTCATCTCTTATAAATTCTGGTAACGTGTACTTAATACTAGTAGAAGTTTTCTCATCATATATAGTAGGATTTCCAGTTGCGAACCCCAGAGTCGCTTCCAATACAGCGCCAGATCCAGTTAAGCCAGTAACTGTTATTGTGGGCGCAGATGTATAATTTTCACCTATGTTTGTTAATTGTACTGTATGGATTACTCCATCTAGTACATCAACAGTAGCAGTTGCGCCAGTTCCTCCCCCACCTGAAATAGTTATAGTAACAGGAGAGGAGTAGCCAGAGCCCCCATTAGTAATTTCTATGCTTGCTACATACTTGAGAAAATCTGGAATTTGATTAGACATTAATAACCTGCGACTTCTGTTGTTGCTATTATTTCAATTCCTTTTCTTTCACCTGTAATACTATTAAGAGAACTTCGATTCAAAGTTAGTATAGTATTTTTCGCTGGTTTTGCAACAACTGCTCCAGTAGAAACATCAGACTGTCTAGTTAAAGTACTTGTAGAAATATCTTTAACATCAGCATGTGGACTGGTTTTAATTTTAAGCGTAGTCTCAGTGCCAAACAATGAAACAATTTTCATTGCATTCAACGTAAGTTTTCCTGTATCGTAGTCTATTGTTCCTACACTCTGTATTTTTTTGTTATTTACATCTACTACATTCACAGTTCCAAATCCACTGTAAGCTGGAGATACTACATCAGCGTTAGGAACATCTTGTAGTTTAACTTGATAATTTCTGCCGGCTACGTCCAATGTAAACCATGTGCTGTGAAGTTCTCTTGGCTGAATCTTACTATTAAAAGTAAAACTATAGTTTGCAAATATTCCTAGGTCAGTAAGAAGTCTTTTTTGTAAACTTGGAGATACATTCACTGACAATATAGAAGAAGATACTGCTTTAACTACATTATGTATACGAGAATAGTAAAAATTCTTGTTTAGTTGATTCAAGTCAGTAGAAAAATAATTTATGATAGCTGAATTAGCTGCTTCTGTCAGTTCGCCTGAAGATAGACTCGTAGTAGATGAATCATATGCTATGCCAACTTTTAGTCCTATATAGGTGTATTCAGGATCAACAAATTCTGGTAAAACTGCAACAGGGGCTCTGGGTTGAATTATACTAGTTTCAATTGTATTTTTAATATCATCAGTTATGATTTGGCCTTCAACCGGATCCAGAGAAATAAACACTTTGCCATATATAGGTGGATCATTGTTTTCTCCTCCCCACACTGAACAAGATTGTATATTAGGATTTGATGCCAATATGAGACTACGATAATCTGTAGAAGATACTGCCCGTTCTCTTGTTTGATTGAATATTGGTGCTGTTTTTCTGATACTGTCTATGCTTTCCTTTTCAGCACCACCAGAAGCGATAACGGTATTTGAACTATCAAAAGATTTTATCTCATCAGTTCCACCCGTCAGTGTAGCAGCTATTGTAAATGTTTTTGCTTTATTCGCCGCCGAGCCAGATGTAACGAGATAATCAATTAATACAATGTTATCGGTGCTTAATTTTTTACCAAATACGTCATCCCCAAATCGAATAATATATTTACCATCAACACCTTCCTCTATAAAGTATGCAGCAGTAGTACTCTTCAAATCCAATACGCCAGTGCTTAATTTATAAGATTCAATAGTCGCATCAGTGCCAGATTTTTGAACACGCACCCGCAATGTAGTGGTGTCTATATTCATATTTGGAATTGTCAATGGACCAGAACGATTATTCGTGTCGATGATAAATCGATTTGTAACACGAGTACCTTCTTTAATTGCTAGATTATTGAAAACAAACTTATCTACTCCATTTACTGTTTGTAGAGTAGCAGTAGTATCGGTACTTGGATAAAAAGTAAAACTAGCCGAGTCGAGAGCAGAAGTAAATGCAATATTTCTTGATAGAGTAAAGTTTATATCAGTATTTGATGCCGATGGAGTAATAGACAGATCAACATATGCAGTGGCCGATCTTCTCGATCTTGGAGTGTAGCCCAAACTTTTTGCTATAGACACAACAGAACTTCGCTTAATTGCCGAATCTAAAAAGGATTCATTTGCCAACATATGAGCAAGAACTGCATTGTAGTGAGTATTATATGATAGGGTATCTAACAATACAGAAAGGGCAGAACCTTCAAAATCGTAGTCACTAAACTCGCCTGATTCTATCAAAAACGATTTTAACGACTGCTTGATATTATCGAAGTCTAATTCTGATACATTAAGTTGTGCCATTTTTTTACCTTAATCTTTTTAAATTTGCTGTAAGTGTTTGAGGGCGAGCAATACCCACAACAAAAAATGTGAGGCTAACCTTATATGAATTTTCATCCAAACTAGGAAAAACTGTCATCGTTTCTATTCTAACTCTTGGCTCATAGCTCTGTATTAAATTCTGCAAAGTTTTCGAAATAAGATTTGCAGACAGTTTGCTCATGGGTTCGAACAAAAGTCCTCTCAAATTTGCTCCTTTTTTAGGATCAAACGGCCTCTCGTAGAAGTTAGTAAGCATTAATATTCTTAAAGATTGCTTTACCGCATTCACATCTATTTTTTTTGCGACATCGCCTGTAGCAGGATTAGCAGTAAAGCTTAAATCCAAGTCTTTATAGAGTCTTGATATTTTTAATGATTCGTTTGCCATACTCGTATTTATAACAGTTTTGTTATAATCCTATAGAATCTGGTATATTAACATTAATAAAAGATTTGCCCTTTGCTTGTTTGACTGCATCAATTCTATATACAAAATCTTTTACTTCTGGTATCTGTATGCCTAATAAATCAGCAATAGCACTCTTTTTTGGAGTAGTGATTGGAGTACCTTTTAAAATGAATCCGGCGCCGTCTTCTTCAAAATTTGGTATCTTCTGGCACAGATTGTTTAAGTCTAATGCACCAGTCTTTAACAAATTTGGAATATCATCGATTGCCACATTACCCAAATCTAACCCGCTGTATTTTGTTTTTAGATTTGACACTTCATTTTTTAAGTCATCTACCGCCAGTTTTGCTGTTAAGATGTCGGACGCAAAAGATTCTATATCAGCTTGCAATCCTTTTATTTCTTCTGGTAATTCAATCTCAGGTACATATTCTTTTAGCTTAGAAATAACTATAGACTGCAAAGCAGCGGCGTCTGTTGCAAGAAGAGCAATTTCAATTGCGTCTTGAATAGACTGGCCCTGCGCTGCCGTTATAGGTAACTTATCGATAGCTTTATCTATCAACTCATCTTTTGTTAAAATACTGTCAGTAAGCTCTACTAACTTTTCAGTTGCTCCGCATAAACTCATATTTTACTCCTAAGGTATTGGCGGTGATCCAGACGAAGGATGTTTGTGTGTGCCGAGAACAATTGCACCTTGTCTCACAATTGTGCCACTCGCAACACCTATTACAGTATAGTTGCCTGTGTGAATTGTATTGCCAATAATGCTTCTAGCAGGAGAAACTGTCTGTTGTGCCGTTGATGTTAAAATTTGAGCGCCTATAGAAGAAAGAGTCTGTAAAGATTTTGCTTCTACTAACTGTACAGTGCCTGTAATAGTTTGATTCAATGTAGCCTTGAGTGACATGTTTAAACTCATAGCTTTAAATGTGCCAATAGGAGAAAGTAACTTCAAATTTCCGGTCGCACTCATTATCTTACAGCCTAGTATGGAAGTATAATTAGCAGATCCAACCGCTATGGATGTAAGATTTCCGCCAACTGTACCAAATTTATTACCAGCAACAGTTTCTGTTTTATTTTTGATGATAGTGTCTGTCTGGTTGCCACCAACTCGCAAAGAATGGTCTCTAGATATATTGCTACTTTGACTAGACAATATTTCTGTCATATCGTTACCAACAATCTTTGTTATTCGATCACCACCCACAGAAGTGAAAAGATTTCCACCGATCTCTTGATACATGTCACCCGTGACGAGCAATTTCGCATCGCCTCCTATGGTAACATCACACGATCCTTTAATGTAGACCTTTTTGTCTTTTAGTGTTATTTCGTATTCGTCACCAACAACCTTTGTTACCTTTGAGCCATCTGCTTGGATTTCATAGAAAGTGCCCGCATTGTGATACTCGTGTATTCTGCCATTGTTTGGCGTATCGTCTACTTCAAATACATGACCAGTTTCAGTTTCAGTTACTTTGTTATATGGATACGCAGATGTTTTGTTGTCATAATTTGGTTCTTGATTTGCTGCATTATACATCCAACCGTCTTCGCCAAATCTAGCATGCGGTTCTTCCCAACTCTCTCTGTCGTACACCGCACCTGCTTTGTCTGATTGAATAGAATCAATATGAGGAGCTGATGCTCTAGGAATTGCCTCTTGTCTTGTTGCTCTTTTGTTTGTAAGAGTTAAGTGTCCTTCTGCCACAGCATTTCTTGCAAGTCTTGATAGATCGGGTTCTTGTAGTCCGTTGAGGCCACTTTCGCCTTCTCTAGGATAAACTCCATTGGGGTCAGCAAATCCTTTATCGCTACTTCTTTTATTTCTTGGTTTGCCTGGCAACGTGCCAAATATTACAGGGACTTGTTCATCTTCTCCATCGCTGAAAAAACCAACTACAGTGCTACCCTCTACAAACGAAGGTGTCTCACCTACACCAGAAATACTAGCAGAAGTCATAGGCATAATAGGAACTGCCCACGGCAAATCTGTAGTGGGCAAGTCAGCTAAGTTTTCAGTATGATATCCAATGATGCGTACTCTACATCTTCCTAATTGAGCAGGGTCGACTCTATCTTCGACTACACCTATCCACCACTTAAAATTAGGATACATCTTCTTCTCCGTTTGACTCTACGTTTTCGGGCGAAGAAGAAAGACCATTTTTAATTAGTTCTGTTTGCATAACATGTCTATCTGCATTAATTTTATGATGTATTGCTGAAATAATATATAGTCCAGATAATAAAGGATCCAATACAGTAGTCAAATCATCAGATGGTGGCTCTGCTGAAGGATGTAATAAACTTATCACATGACCTACTTGTATGTCAGTTCTTCCTGGTATTGTCATTTCAAATTTATAGTTGTCAAACGAATTCAAATAGTTTTGTCTGAAAAGAATTCTATCAGCGACATAGCTTGCGGTTGAACCATCTGGCAAATCTTCTTCATCAGACAGTCCATAATCGTTGTACAATCCAGAATTGAAAGAATAAAAATCTTTCTTTGTTGCTGGATTGCGCTTTATGTTTTGTGGTAAAATGTTAGTGGGACCAGTCTTGGTAAATTTCCCCATATCTTTCACAAAGTCAAAATTTTGTTGAATTATTTTTTTAGTATATAAATCGTAACCGTCCACACTAGAAGCAAATGCTCCTTTATTATTTCCATCGATCACATCTACTGTAGTCAACATTTTCAAGTTTTCAATTTTAGTCATAGAATCTGGCAGTCTATTTCCAACAAAGTCCAAGTCAGTTATTCTTCTTGGCATTTGTGCGCCGCTTCTTTCTAGAACATATTCGTCAAAAACACCACCGGTTCTTTGTGAGTATATTAAACTTTCGACACTTGCAAAATAAAATGCTTTATTTGATTCAAAGAAGAGATAATCAGAACCTAATAAAGAATTACCTTTTACTTTCTTTGATACATAATTTATATTTTTTACTGGTGACCAATGATTCGATGTGTATTTTACTTTTCTTGTATGTGGAGTATCCATTATAACCAGCTGTCTATCATATTTCATGTATTCTTCGTATATACTTGAAACTATATTATCAGTAGTATCATTATAAGATTTTGTTATCGTGGCTGTTTGTTGTTCATATCCTTCGATAGACATAAAAGAAATATTGTAAAACTGCGAACGATCATCATTCAGAATTCTATCGTATACTGCATACACTTGAAATGTTTTTTCGATTACATTGTTTGGCGTATCTTCTAAGCTAACAGTCCGTATCTTCATTGTGATATATTCGTTACCAAGAATAGGTAAATTTGATATCAAGTTTGCAGCATCGGCAAGAATCAAGTTTCCAGTCATGCAAGGCGAAAACAAGTCTTCATACAGATTTATCTCTATCATAAATTCTGTAATATCAGCACTGCTTTCTGTACTGAGACTGGTAATAATAAGCTTTTCTATCTTATAATCACCAGCATGTATGAGAACTTCATCTTCCATGTTATTGCGCCATCAATGATTTATAAGAAACAATAAACTCTGCTAGAAATTCGGGTTTCAATACAAAGATTTGTCTTTTTTCTTCATTCAATTGAAGTTCATAATCTAAATTTGAAACTGCTTCTATTGTGCCAGCGGTTATGGCAGCTGCATCGTGATCTACTATTATTGAAATATCTGACGTAAGCCTATAGTGATGATCTAGTGATGCATTTCCTACTCCATACTTAGACTCAGTATATGTGAACAATAATTCTTGATTTTTTGGCCACTCTTCATTCACACTTACAATATCATTAACGATGAGAAGTATCCAATGGTACTTTGAACTACCATAAAAATTATTCGCCAACATGTCTGGCGTTTCTCCATCTTTTATGTAGTATGAATTTACTGCTAGTTTATTGTTCTTCTTTCTATCTAACCCGACTCTTCTAAAAATGTCTTTAGTTAGTATTGTTTTATCGCCAGTCTTATACGATATTTTGGGCATTGCTTTAAAAAACATTAGAAACCATCCGCTATTCTGTTGTTCGTTAGAGTTTCGAGTTCAGTAAACGCCAACTCTACATTAATTTCAGCGGGCACACCACCGGTATTTAATATAGTGGTAAAAGCGTCTTGATTGCCATACGTGATTTTCATATCAGTAAGCGCACATGCAGATATTTTATTTAAGTGGGGATTAATGTCGCCCTTATAACAGTATTCTATTTCAAACTCGGAAGGATATTCTAGGAAAAGTCCAGTAGGATCATTTTCAGGATGCATATGATATTTAAAAAGCTCAATGATCCGCTTGACATTTTCATACTCTGCATTGTTTCTTGGAGCAAATTTGTAGTTGAACGCAAACTGACGAAAGCCCATACTTGTAAATAGCTGTTCTTTATACGGGTTTGGTGTTTTTCCTGATGCGAGATCAACCGCTGCTCCAATTTCCCCGGTTATGCCTAGTGCAGACGGTAAAGATGCGGCAGCTTTAATTGCACTTCGTATTCCAAGCTCACCCACTCCTGTGCCAGTTGACAGTAACTGGCTGTAATCGCTGTCCTGAAATGCATCAATGACAGCACCAGCAGCTCCAGCGAGAGCGCCAAGTTCTTTGTTTTCCCAGTTAGCACTGTATCTAGCTATTGGTGGTTGAGAAATATATAACTCAATCAAACCAAGAGTTCTTACCGTTCTTACTCTTTCTACTACGCCTGCTGCAAAACCAGCGCCTGCGCCTGCACCACCAATAAATCCAACAGTACTTCCAATTGCATTTGCACCTTCACCGATACTTCCAGCTAGTTTTACTCCTAACGCAGCACCGGCGGCGCCGCCTGATAGTATAGCCAAAGCACCGGCTTGATCTGCACTTAATCTATTTTGCTCTGTTCTGTCAACTTGCACTAAACCGCCATCGTCTAACATGCCGCCAAACTCACTCGCATCTTCCTGTATTGCTGAATTTGTAGCCAACGCCACTCTACTATTTTCTCTTGCAAGAGCAGTAAATCGAACACTATGAAGATGCTCTGGTTCTGAGTTGTTGGTAGATTCGCCTAAGCGCAAAGGATATTCAAATGCTTTGACGTAAGTATAAACGTATTTCTTTAGATTATTTCGATCTTTTTGACTAATATCAGACAGATTTTCAGTGTCATGATTATTTTTTCCGTCAAATATAGTTCCGGAATTATCTTCTGCTTCACTCGCAGCGTACCTTTGTCTGAGCAAGGCTATGTCTTGCTCGGTTGGGTTGGCACCGGTTGCTCTGAGAGCTGCGAGGTCTGATTCAAATGACATTCTACTTCCCGTGTAAAGAATTGTGTTTGTTTTTCTTTATTTATAACAGGAATTTAAGGTATTACTAATCTTCTGAGTCCGGTGTGCCAGTTGCATGAGGATCTATAATTTGACGAGTGAACGCTCTTTCTTCAATTATACAATTTATATAATCTACTCCAGAATATTCATGATATTTTTTTAAGTCTTCTTGCGATATACTCTCTAAGAATTTTTTCCAATACACCAATCCCTTTGCCATCATATTCGAATAGTTATTCGTGACAGGATCGATCCAGTGTTTTGTTACATGATTATTTGATCCATCATAATGATAGCAATGCATTTCTCTTTGGTGATATAGGTGCCAGCCTTTTATGAAAGATTTCAGTACCATATAATGTTCTTCGCCTTCAAAGAATATTCTAGCATCATATCCAACATCATCAACCCACCGTGTAGGAGCAAAAAAATTGCCTGCAAAAAGATGAATAGCTGGCATCACATCATCAGTTTTTGGTATCCATTCGCCATGTGCTGCTGGCATTCTGTTATGTTTCTGAAAGGTAAAATACTTAGCAGAAGTAGCAAGAGGGTTATTTTTATCTGACAGTTTATTTGGAATACCATCAGCATCAAGACTGTAATTGTGACATGCGGAGGTTAGAACTACTCTAGAGCTATTTGTTTTTTGCCTAGCAAGTTCCCAATCTTGTAATAAGTATCTGTCCCAGTCTTTGTCGTAAACAATATGAGAATCAACTTGATATAAAAAATCTTCATCTTCTATCTGCGCCGCATTTATTTTTCTTGCCCACACTACTCCTGCTGCGTATTCAGGATCAATTCTTTTGTATCTAATATTATGTTTTTCTATGAGTTCTTTTTCAATAGAAACCAGACTATCTTCTAGTTTTGTTTGTTCAAATATCCCAATTATAATTTCATTGTCGCCCGACTGTTCTTCTAGTAAGCTTTTAATAGTGTATTTCAGCAAAGGATCTCTAAATGATACTACACTAACAAATATTTTCATTCTTTTTTATCCAGTTTAAATATTTTTCTAACAGAAAGAAATTTTCTGTAATATTGAGAGTCTCCCCCCAATATAGTATTTCTACTTTTATCTACCTGTTGATCAGTTCCTGGACCATAGCCAGCTTCTAAATGAGTATTAAGAAATGGTATAATATGTAAAAGTGGTTCGCCAGCTTTGATTATAATTTCGCACTTACGCTTAGGAGTACAAATCATATTAGCAGTAGTAAAATTTTTGTAGTCAACTACTCCTGGCCAAACATGTAAATCATTGAAAACTTTCGAATGAAAAGTAGCAGGAAGTATTAATGCAGATATATTTTTATTGACAAAAATGTTCCAAGGTGCACCTATATGCAGAACTGTCAGTGGAACGTCATCTTCTGGCTCAAATATACCATCAACAATAGTTTGATCCATTTTCTTGGGTAGATGAAACCCTCTCGTGCCTCTTTTGTTGTCTCCAATGGTACTTACTACTCCTGCTTTATTTGCTTTAATACGCATGTCACACCAAGCAGGTATTACATAGCCTAGTTTAGCATAGTCTACCATACCAGGACAATGTACGAATTTGTTGACACCATACTTCTCTATTCTTTCATCTTTTCCTAGCACAGGAACATCCTTTGCCATCATGATAGGAAAATCTAGATATGCATTTCTAGTTACGTCTACAAACTCAATGTCTTTTTCTTTTTTAAATATTGAAAACATTATTTTCTTTTTTCTCTCAACTCATCAGTGTAGACGTTTATTTTATTGGATTGTCTTCTGTGTAAAAGATCAATATCTTTAAATTCTTTATCCGTCATAGGTCTAGTGACACACTCTCTAGGAACAGAGGATCTCTTTATAGGTATAGCTACAACCAATGGAGTGCCTGATGGTAGAAAGCCATCAAAATTGGGAGTGTGCCAAATAGCAGGAAAGTTAATTTCTTTTGGATATGTGTCAGTATCTACTAAACCTCCTAAACAGGTAAAGTGGGGGTTTGCGAGACTATTATTGACTAGAGGTATTATTAAAGTGCTCCAGCCCGGCGCTGTTTTTATCACCCAAGGATTAATAAATTTTACAGGAGGTGCAGGCATTCCTGGAGCTTTTGGACCCAATTGATCTAGAGTGTGAAACTCTGCTAATTTAAGTGCATCAGGATTAAAAACTTCAATTGTATTGCAGTCTTCAGAAGATTTTAATCCAAGATCACCGCAGAGTGGTATAACATACCCTAGTGTCATTGCATCTAACATTGGCATACATTTTTTTGCAGTCAGACCTTTTCTGTTTCTAGCATCACGACCAGTCATTGTAGGTGGTATGCTTTTAAACCAATCTGGCACATGTTTGTTTGCTGGCCTGGGAGCTGGAATAGTACCCTCAACATTTGGATGACAATAGAACTCAATTATAGGCTTTTCTTTTCTCTTCAAAAAATTAAACATTACGATTCTCTAGGTCCAGTAACCCAAGTCACAAGTGTATTTCTTTCACCAGAAGTTACCGGTAAAACTCGGTGTGGCATCCAAGACGCAAAAAACAGGGCATCACCTTTCAAAGGTTTTAGTTTCTTAATCTCATCTAGATTGCCATTAGTAACTATTTCAAACTCGCCGCCCTCATAATCTTCTGGCTCATTCAAAAATACTACTACTGATATTTTTCTAGAATTTTTCTGCCAGCCAAAAAAGACATCCCAATGCCAAGTATAGTGTCCATCAACTTTATATTTTGTATATTGCATGGGACCAAAGTCATCTACATTATATAAAAAGTGATCGTGGTTAGCTTGCGCTATAAGGTAGGACATTCTTTGATACAACCAATCAGTATTTTCATCATGGTCCATAAAGAATACATCTGAATCTCTTGCTTTTTTTAAGTCTGTGTCTGTGAGTTTACTACTGACGGTGCCTTTTTGAAAGCTCTGTAAGTCTTCTATCTCTCGTATCTTTTCGACTTCTTCTTCGGTGAATGCTCGGTTCATGTGAGCATAGCATTCGAAATTGCCTATATACTTGTTTATTCCAGTCATAATTTTTCACTTTTTAAATAATATATACAATTCTACATCATATATAGACGATTGTCAATTGCTTTTTATTACTACATTACCTCCATCGGACACAGTGACTGGATAAGTAGCTGAATCTGGATAATCATAATAAGATACTTTTTGTGGAGGTGTATAAGGTGCTGGTGTTCCGCCAACATTAGATCCTGGTAAGGTCACTCCCATTGCGCTTGCTGGTGCACCAGCGACTGCTGGCTGAGCAGAGTTATATGTTGCTACATTTCCTCCGGCTGGTGCATTATAACTTGCTACATTTCCTCCGGCTGGTGCATTATAACTTGCCACGTTGCCTGCTACGTCTGCATTATAACTTGCCACGTTGCCAGATGTTGGTGCATTGTATGTTGCAGGATTTCCTGATATTTCTGGATTGTATGATGCAGGATTACTAGAAGCGCCTGAATTGTATGAAGCTACATTTCCTGGAGTGGGCGCATTATAAGTTGCAGGGCCGCCGTCAATTATTGCATTGTTTGAAGCTACAGTTCCTGGGGTGGGCGCATTATATGACGCAACCGTTCCTGGTGTAAATGTTGGTGCATTGTATGTTGCTGCTTCGCCGCCGCCAGAAACATTTCCTGAAGTAAATGTTGGTGCATTGTATGTTGCAGGGTTACCACCGCCAGAAACATTTCCTGGAGTAAATGTTGGGGCATTGTATGTTGCTGCATTGTATGATGCAATAGTTCCTGGAGTATAGACTGGTGC